ATGGATACGAAAACACCTGAACAATTAGCGGCTGATTACGCAACCAGTCAATCCCCACGCACGGGGCCGGAAGATATTATCTGGCGTATGTGCCGGGATGATTTCCTCGCTGCATACGAAGCTGCCAAGCCGAAATGGATCAGCGTAAAGGAGCGGCTGCCGGAGTTGGGAACATGGGTCTTGATTGATGGCCCAAGTATTTGCCAGCGAATTGATCCGCCGTCAGCGAATTGGAAAGGAAAATACGCATGGGCGACTGATCACGAGTCGTTTTATGATCCAAAAGACGTCACCCACTGGATGCCGTTACCTGACGCACCGAAAGAATGACTGAACCTGAAAATGTAGTTGTATGGGCCCCGCAGCCGGGGCCACAACAGGCGTTGGTTGATTGTCCTTTGCCGCTGGTTGGCTATGGTGGTGCGCGTGGTGGCGGTAAGACTGACGGGGTTCTTGGTAAGTTTGGTATCTTAGCTGAAACGCTTGGCGAGGCGTTTAACGGTGTGTTTTTCCGTAAGGAGTTGCCACAGGCTGACGACCTGATTGAACGGGCCAAGCAGATATACTTGCCCTTAGAAGCGCATTACAACGACCAGAAAAAGCAGTTTACGTTTAAGGGCGGTGGTCGGCTACGGTTTCGGCCATTGGCTAACAATGCTGACGCTGAAAAGTACCAGGGTCAGAATCTAAGTCATGCGGCTGTTGAAGAAGCTGGTAACTATCCCACGCCTGAACCGATATTTAAGCTGTTCGGTGCGCTTCGTGGTGGCGACAATCCGCAGATCGTATTGACGTTTAACCCTGGTGGTAGTGGCCATCATTGGCTGAAGGAGCGGTTTATTAAGCCAGCACCGAAGGGTTGGCAGATCCTTCAGTGGGAAATCGGCAACGGCAAGAAGATTGATTACATTTACATACCGAGTCGTGTTCACGACAATCGGATCTTGCTTGATAAGGACCCTGGCTACATCGACCGTTTGCACATGGTTGGTAGTCCTGAGCTTGTTCGGGCGTGGCTTGAAGGTGACTTTGAAATCCACGAAGGCAGTTACTTTCCTGAGTTTAGTAGTAAGCACATCTTGGTGCCGTTTACTGTGCCGAAGCATTGGCCTAAGTACCTTGGCTTTGACTGGGGCTATCGTAGTCCGTTTGCGGCGGTGTGGGGTTCGATTAGCAGCGGCAAGACGGATGATGGGCGGGAAATGGAAATCCCGAAAGGTGCCATCGTTATTTACCGCGAAATGTGGGGTCGGCAGATTGAAAACAAGGAACAGGCCGAACGTATAGCGTCGGTTAGCGTTGGTGAAAACGTCCATGCGGTGGCTGACCCGAGTATTTTTACTAGCCAGGGTGGTCCGAGTATTAACGACCAGTTCAACTTGGTGTTTAGTAAGTTTAAGCATCCCGCGTTTCGTGCGGCTGATAATGATCGCATATCGGGCTGGTCGCAGATACGGCGACGGTTACAGGCTAACCCCCCGATGCTTTATTTCTTTTCAACTTGTCCGTACCTGATAGAATCGGTTCCAGCGTTGCAGCTTGACCCGAAAAACCATGAAGATGCCGACAGCACAGGCGATGACCATGCCTGTGATGCGTTACGGTATCTTTGTAAGGAGCGTTTGCTGGAAGCCGCTTACGAAAAGCCAGTCGAAAAGTCAGTACATCGGGGTCGAGTGAAACTCCAGTTGTACATTAACCAAATTAGGTCAGAACAAAAACGGGCTCGTTTGTGAAAAGTAACGAAAAGTATACCGGCGCATGGTGGCACAGCCAACTTTCATCGGCTGAAAATCGTCACAGTAAGTTTTTTGAAGAAGCCAAGGAATCAATACAGATATACAAAGCACGAAAGGAAATGACCGACACGCAACGTCGGTTAAACGTGTGGTGGTATTTGGTTAATACGCTGTTACCTGCGTATTACAGCAGCACACCAAAGGCTGAAGTTAATTTGCGTAAGCGTACCGGCGCGATGAAGTACCAACTTGGTGCGGTGGTGCTTGAGCGTAACACGCAGTACGCGATGGATGAGCATTTTGACTTTGATATGGTCGGCTACAATGCCGCGTTGCAGTTTTTGCTTACGGGCCGGTCGATCTTATGGGCTCGGTATGTGGCTGAGTTTGAAAAGGAAGAAGTTGAATTTGCGCTGATTCGTGGCGCTGAAGGTGGATTGTTTAAGGCTGACGGTACGCCGTATGAAGGACCGGAAGATGAGTTGATTGTATCGCCTGAAGGTATGATCGTCGGCAAGATGGAAATGGAAGTTAAGGACGATGAAAAGGCGATCCTCGACTGTGTTCATTACCATGACTTTTTGACGAGTGATGCGCGTAACGAGTCTGAAATCGAGTGGATGGCGCGTCGTGCGTACATGAGCCGGTACGAAGTCGAAGAAATGTTCGGCAAGGATGTCGCTAAGGATCTTAGCTTTGATAGTTATCCCGATGCGCTAAAGCGTGATCTTTACCAGGAGACGCAAAAGTATGAAGGAAAAGCCGAACTATACGAAATCTGGTGCAAAGAAAGTGATAAAGTTTACTGGCTCCAAAAAAAAGGCGAACAGTCGGTGTTGCAAGAAAGTGAGGTGCCGGTTGAGTTCGAAGGCTTTTGGCCGTGTTCCGTCATCAACCAGTCAACCGATCCCGACACCATCATTCCTGTGTCGGATTATGTCCATGTTAAAGACCAAATTCTGGAAGTAGAACGTATCACGACGCGGTTAGCGTCGGTGGTACAGGCGATTCGTACCAACGCGGTGTACGACGCAACGATGGGTCAGCAAGTGGAACAGTTGCTTCAGGGGGACTTGAAGTACATTCCCGTGATGAATTGGCCGAGCTATAAGGGTCGTGGTGGTCAAGCAAGCGGCATCGAATATCTGGATATTGGGCCGTATGTTCAAGCGATGGAAACGCTGCAAGCGGCGCGTACTTCGGCGCTTAATCAGCTTTATGAAACGCTGAAGGTTAGTGACTTACTGCGTGGCACATCGGCTGAGTATAAAACGGCTACGGCAAATAGACTTGAAAACGCATGGTCAAGCCTTGGGCTTATCGTGCGGCAGAATCAGTTTGCTAAGTTCGTTAGCGACGGAGTGAACAAGCTAGGGACGATTATTGCAAGTCAGTTTAGTCCCGAAGTGATGTTTGAAGTGGCTGACATTGATTCGCTGTTGGCACCAGTTATTCCGCAAGGCGATCCGCAGCAGATGATGATGGCGTCTGAAGCGATTAAGGCCGAAATCATGTCGGCGCTTCAAAACGAAGATGAGCGGTGTTACCGCATCAATATCGCAACCGACAGTATGGTTGCTTTGGATCAAGCGCAAGAAAAGGCTGACGGGCTGGATTTGCTCAATACGTGTGGTCAGTTCTTTCAGCAGATGCAGCAAATGATTGAACAGTATCCGGGCCTAGCCACGTTTGGCATGGAGCTGATGCAGAATATGGTGCGGCGCTTCAAGGGCGGTAAAGAGCTTGATGCTGTGTTCGGCAGCGCATTGGCACAGGTCAAGATGATTGCTGATGAAAAGCAGCAAGCAGCGGCACAGCCACCGCCGCCCGATCCGATGCTTGAGCAGGTCAACGCCACCCGCGAGGCGAATCAAATGAAGTTCCAGATCGACCAGGCCAAGCTGCAAATTGATCAGCAGGAGTCGTATCAAAAAACGATGCAAGCGCAAGCCGAAGCGCAAGCGCGTATGCAGTCGGCACAGGTCGATGTTGAAATTGCGTACCGTAAAGCACAACTTGACGAGTATGTTGCACAGCAGAATTTGATGATCGAGCAGTCAAAGCTGCAAATGAAACAACGCGAGTTGGAGCTTGAAATGATGCGTATTCAGGCTGAAGCCGCAGTTAAGGCTGATAGCACTGAAGCCAAGCGTGAGGCCGACCGTATCGCACAAATGATTGACTTGCAGCGGCTTGAGCTTGAAAACATCGCAGTACGGATGAAGGAATCGGAAAAGCTGCTTGAAGAACGGCGATTGTCGCAAGAACAGGAGCTTGAAAAGCTGCGTATGGCGATGGATGCGCGTATGCAGATGTTAAGTCCGGGCGAACAAAAACAGCAACCGATTGTTATTAACAATGTCATCCCTAAAGCGTCTAAGCGGGTCGGCAAGATAAGCACTGATGACAAAGGTAATCCGTCAATCGAAATTGATAATGTTGAGGATTAACCGTGGCCGATAACGTAACTGTATCTAATGCGCCGACAAGTGTTAATGCCGACATCCCAGTTCGGTCGATTGACAAAAGCGGCGAGCAAATACAGGTTGTAGCAATTGACTACGGCGGGGCTGGCGCTGAAAACTTAACAGTGCCGGACTTTGCAACGGAAACCACGTTGCAAGAAATCAAAGCATCAAACAATGATATTTCAACTTATACCGGAGACATTTATACCGCTCTTTCAACCGGCCAGGTGTCGGTAAAATCCAGCGGAAGCGATATTCTTGGCGTTGCGGTCAGCGGCACACGCAACAATCAAATTGAAATTAGTTTCTTTTCCACGTTTGATACCGCAGTAATTACCAACACAACTACCAGCACCGGTTCAGCAACGATTGCAAATGGTCATGCTCTATACGCAACGGGCACCGGGACATCGGCAACAGCCAAAGGTGTATCGGTGCAAACCTTGGCCTATCGTCCAGCGCATGAGGAATATGCTTATTTCAGTGCTGCATTTACAGCGCCAACAAGTTCAAATTCCGATCAACGAATTGGGCTTTACGATGCCAACAATGGCTATTTTATCGGCTACAAAGGCACAACGTTTGGGGTGACTCAACGCACAGCCGCCGTTGATACGTTCACAGCGCGAACAAGTTGGAACGGGGATTTGCTTACAGGCGCAATCGGCTCAGCTTTTACAAGGGCTGGAATACCAGAAGCAATCAATCTAGCCTACAGTAATTTATTCCGCATCCGTTTTGCTTGGCTTGGTTCGGCATCAGTCATTTTTGATGTATTCAGTCCAGATGGTGCGTGGGTAACATTCCACACATTTAGAATCCCCAATAGTCAACTAAATCCTCACGTTGCCACACCCAACTTGCCAATGACGGTGGAAGCATTGAAGGCAAGTGCTGATGCTACCAACTTGACGGTATATACAGCTTGTTGGGCGGGTGGAACAACGAGCGAGTATAGTAAAATTACTGACTCACTGACCGACAACACGCTTGCTGGTTTAACTCGTTCAGTTATTACAGGACGCACAACGGCAGGTGGTAGCGGATACGTTAATGTCAAAGTGAATCCAAGCGGTGCATTAACAACTGCAACAAGCATTGAAGATATCAGTGCAGTTGACGGGCAAAAGACAATGGCATTGTCGTTTCCGGTTGTAATTGCCAGCGATCAATCAATTTTGACGGCTAACGTTGATGGGTCATTTGTTGGCATCAATGACATTACAAACATCGTTGGGCAACAAAACTTAGCAAACAGTATCCCGGTTGCTATTGCTTCAAATCAGATATTACCTACCTACGGCGCAGGTGCCCAAGTTACAGCAGGAAAATTAACAGTCGCAGTTGCGGGAACGGCAACTAGAATTACTACATCGACAACTGTAATTTATCGGTTAGATTTGCGCGCCGCGCTAACAAACAATGGAACAATTTATGTCGGTGGAACCGGCGTTAGTGCTGCAACAGGTTTTTTTCTTTTGCCGGGCGAGACATATCATCTAGAAATTAACAATCTTGCCGCTGTTTATTTTGATGCCAGCGTTAGTGGTGACGCTGTACATTACGTGTACACACAGTAATGAATTACACACAAATTTTACCAGTTAGTGCGTACGGGCGGGGTCTTTTCGGTCCCGGTCGTGATGGCAGTTTAACAATTGCTGGAGCTACTACGTTTACGCGGTCGTATAATTTGACGACCTTGACAGTAAACACGTTGATAACACTGACGGCTAATGCGGTACGTATTCACGCAAATACAAGTGTCACAGTTAATGGGATCATTACTGCGTCGGGGAATACAGGCGCGGCAGGTGTTGGGTTGAGTGGTGGTACAGGCGCAAGTCCACTTTTGAATTATGACTTTGGCCAGGCTGCGTCTGGTGGAAAGGGCGGAAACGGACAAGTTGCAGCGGGGCTAAGTGGATCGAACGGATCTAGCACATTGGGCGCTGGTGGAAACGGTGCGGGTGGCGGAAAGGGCGGAAACGGTGCGGGTGGCGCGGGTGGTGGTAGCGGCGGCGGTGGATCGTGCGGTTCAAGACCACCAGCATTTATTTCTGCAACGTATTACGGAACAAGTTTGACTGGTTTCGGCGCGGGTGGCGGCGGCGGCGGCGGTGGTGCTGGTGACAGTGTTGTGAATACTGGCGGTGGCGCGGGTGGTGGTGGTTCTGGTGCTGGAATTATTTGGATTGCAGCAAAGGCGATTACAATCAACGCTGGCGGGGTTATTCGTGCAAACGGTGGCGCTGGTGGCACTGGGGCAACAGTGCTTGGCTTAAACTGTGGTGGCGGCGGTGGCGGCGGCGGCGGTGGCGGCGGATTGATTGTTCTAATGTACGAATCCTTGACAAATAACGGCACAATTCAGGCGCTTGGTGGCGCGGCGGGCGCTGGCGGTGCTGGTGGCGGTGGAACAGGCGTGGCTGGAACAAACGGCACCGCTGGAGCCGCTGGCGTTATTATTAAGTACAATATGCGTTTGGATAGGTTTGAATGAGCCT